CGAGATTTGATGCCTCTACTGCAAAGCAAAGGCTGGTGGGGCAAAGCCGAAATGACTGATCCACTGACCGGCGAAGTCATCGACGCCCAACTCGGCAGCCCGCGCCGGTTACGCACCATCTACCGGGCGAACCTGCGCAGCGCCAGAGCCGCCGGGCAATACCAGCGCGCCGAGCGCACCAAAGATGCACTGCCTTTTTTTCTTTACTCGCTGGGGCCGAGCAAAGAGCACCGGATTGAGCACGAGGGATGGGATGGCACAATCTTGCCTGTAGACCATGAATGGTGGGCAACACACATGCCGCCCAACGGTTGGAACTGTAAATGTCGGGTGCGTCAGATCAGCCTGGCAGAAGCCAAGCGCCGGGGCTACAGCCTGCCGCAGCCGCCTGAGATCAACATGGTGCGGTGGGAAAACAAACGCACCGGCGTTGTGGAATGGGTGCCAGAGGGGATCGACCCAGGGTGGGATACCAACCCCGGAAAAACACGCCACCAGGCACTTGAAGCGTCACTGGCCGGAAAGATGAAAAACGCAAGCCCTATGCTTGAAGAAACTATCAGCCGGGATGTCAAAGACTATAAACGCGAAAATCCATTTTAAGCGTTTCAGAAAAGTAAATGGCTACATAGGTAGCACTTTGAAACAGATCGAAGAATTTAAACGGTGTTTAAATGCCTTCTCGAACGGATAACAAACGAGGGACACATGAGGAATTTAGTAGTCGCATTGAACAGTCAGCTGCCCGAAGGATTCGCCAGCACGGCATTGAACTTTGAATTGCCTGCCGACGGTAGCCTCCCTGAACAGATCGAACTGATCCCAGCCGGGGAAAAGATCACCGGGAGAGATGGCCGCAACTGGATGAATCCATCCCCTGAATCAGTCGTGGAGTATCTGAAAAATCGCCAGTGCGATCTGGTCCTCGACTTTGAGCACAGCACCGAACTGAAAGCACCCAAGGGTGAAAAAGCCCCGGCAGCTGCCTGGATGAACAACTTTGAAGTGATCGACGGCAAAGTCGTTGCCACCGTATCCCGCTGGACGCCGGATGGTGAGTCGGCGGTATCCAGCGGCGGCTATCGCTATATCAGCCCGGTCATCATCTACAACAAAAACACCATGGAAATCGTCGGAATCAGCAGTGTCGGCCTGACCAATCGGCCAAATCTGTACGTCCCGGCACTCAACCAACAGCAACCAACAACGGAGGAAAACATGCTGAAGAAATTACTGGCCAAGTTGGGCCTGCCGGAAGATGCAACGGAGCTGCAGGCCATGAACGCAATCGCAACTCTGCAGAGCGATCTGGACACAGCGCGCAACGCACAGACAACGCCGGACCTGAACAAGTTCGTTCCCCGTGCTGATTTTGACCAGATGCAAGAACGTGCAACCAACGCCGAGCAACAACTGGCCGACAACGCCAAAGAGCAACTTGAGTCTGACATCAACCATGCCATTGATGCCGCGCTCGAAGCGGGCAAGATCGCACCGGCAAGCAAGGACTTCTACGTGGCTATGTGCCGCAATGAAGGTGGCCTGGATCAATTCAACGAGTTCGTCAAGACCGCTCCGGTTGTTGCCGCACCGTCGAATCTGGATGAAAAGAAACCCAATGGTGATGGCAAATCACTCAACGCCGAGGAACAGGAAATTTGTACAAGCCTCGGCATCAGCACCGAAGATTACCTGGCGGCTGAGTAACCAGGTTCAACACCAAACGAGGAGATAGAACATGCCAGCATTAACTCAAGATCGTAACACCAAGGCCCGCTCAGGCGATCTACTGAGCCTGCTCGCCGCCGCTGCAAAGAAATTCTTTACCGGCGCGCTTGTAGCCATTGATGCGAATGGAAACGCAACCCCTGGAGCCACAGCCACAACTCTGGTCGGTGCAGGCCGCTGCAAAGAGTATGTCGACAACAGCGCTGGTGCCGCCGGTGATGTGCGGGTGGATATCGAAAAGGGCATTTTCCAATTTGCCAACTCTGCCGACACCGACGAAATCACCACCGCCGACATTGGCAGCAATTGTTACATCGTCGACGATCAGACCGTCGCCAAGACTGACGGCACTGGAACGCGCAGTATTGCCGGTGAAGTTTTTGACGTTGACGCCCAGGGCGTCTGGGTCGATTTCCGTTAATCATCAGGAACACAGCTACAGGCACACGCGCAGACAACTTATCCGCTTAACTCAATGGAGGAACCCATTATGAAAAAGATACTGATTCTGTTCACCCTGGTAATGATTGCCGCACTGTTCGGCAGCATTGCCTTTGCCGACCCGGCCCTGGCCGAACCGTTCAGCTGGTCGATGCTGCTTGGTGGTGGCGCAGCCCATGCTCTGGTCATCAACGCTGGCAACCTGGCTATTCTAAAACGGGCGTTCCATGCCGCCTTTAAGAAGGGCTTTGGCAATCCTGTATCACTCTGGCAGAAGGTCGCCACGCTGTGTCCATCATCCACTCGCACCAATGATTACGGTTGGCTGGGTAAAATCCCCGGCATGCGCGAATGGATTGGTGACCGGCAGGTTAATAATCTGAAGCTGCATTCCTACAGCATCAAAAATAAGTCGTTCGAATCAACGATCGGCGTGGATCGTGATGACATCGACGATGACCAGTACGGGCAATATACGCCGATGATGGAGATGTTGGGCCAGAATGCCGCCGACCATCCTGACGAACTGGTCTTTGCCCTGCTGGCTGCCGGTTTTGAGACACCGTGCTATGACGGCCAGTATTTCTTCGATACCGATCATCCGGTCATCGACGCGGATGGCAACGAAACCAGTGTCAGCAATATGCAGGCCGGTACCGGGAATCCCTGGTTCTTGCTTGACACTCGCCGCCCGCTCAAGCCGCTGATTTACCAGGAACGCAAGAAAGCTGAATTTGTCGCCCTGGACAGCCCTGACGATCCGAATGTCTTCACCAAGAAGGAATATCAATACGGTGTCGACAGCCGCTGCCAGGTTGGCTTCGGTTTCTGGCAGATGGCCTTCGGTAGTAAGGCCGAATTGACTGCAGACAATTTCAACTCAGCAATGGAATCCATGGGGTCCGTCCCTGGTGACCATGGCAAGAAATTGGCCTTGCAGCCTGTCCTGCTGGTTGTTGGGCCGAGTAATCGTGCCAAAGCCAAAACGGTCATTGAGACTGAGAAAAATGCGGCTGGAGCCGACAATATCAACTACAAGGCCGTCGAAGTGCTGGTCGTGCCCTGGCTTGACTAACCTTTAACCGATCTTATCTCAGGGTGGCATCAGTCGCCCTGAGTTTAAAAGGAGTTTAAACGATGATCAAAATTACATCGAAAAAAGCCGGTTTCCGTCGCTGCGGCATTGCCCACCCCACCACAGCGACCGAATACCCCGACGGCAAGTTTACCGCCGAACAACTCAAGCAGCTCCAGGACGAGCCGATGCTGGTAGTCGAAGTGATCGACGGAGATCCTGACGCCGGCGATGGTGACAAGGTGACGACAGCAAAGGAACTGATCGCACTGATCGAACAGGCCGAAACCGTGGAAGCACTCAACGCTTTGCTGCCCGAAGGCGAAAAGCGCACCACCGTGCTGGACGCCTACAAAAAGCGTGGCGAAGCGCTGACGGCGGCAGCGGAGGAATAAGCCATGTACGCCACCCTCCAGGACATGATTGATCGCTACAGCCAGGACGAAATTATTCTGGCCTTCGATCGCACTGCCAGCGGAGAAATTGACGAAACAGCCGCCAACAAGGCCTTGGCAGATGCCTCGGCAGAGATTGACGGTTATCTGGTCGGTCGTTACGACACCCCGCTGGCAAGTCCACCGGCCGTTATACCGCCGCTGGCCGTCGACATTGCTTTGTACAAAGGCAGTATCTCCACGGCGCAAACCGAGGAAAAGCGCACCCGCTATGAAGATGCGATCCGGTTCCTCACCAAGGTGGCAAAAGGTGACATCTCACTGGGCCTCGAAAAGCCCAGCCAGGGCGGCAGCGGCGGTGCCAGTTTCGTGGCCTCACCGCGCCTCATGGGACGTGGCCGCATGGATGGACTGCTGTGAGCGGCACTGGCATCCGCGTCGACGACGCCGATCTGCTCCGACTGTGCGATCGCCTCAATCAGCTGGCCAGCTTAACCGATCGGGATCTCATCCCGTTGCTGCGCGATGCCGGTGCCCTGGTCGAGAGCCAGACCCGGCGGCGCATTGAAGATGAAGAAGGCGCGCCGGACAGCACCCCCTGGGAGCCGTGGTCGGCGCGCTACCTCAATACCCGGCATGATAACCAGCAGATCCTCATCGGTGAGGGAGATTTGCTTGACAGCATCACCTGGGAGCTGACCAGCGACGGTGTCGAAATCGGCACCAACCTGATTTATGGCGCGATCCACCAGTTCGGTGGCGAAGCCGTCGGCATTCCCATTCCGGCCAGACCGTATTTAGGACTATCTCCGGACAACATGGACGAACTCGAACAACTGACCACGGAATTTTTTAACAGGATTCTGCAATGACCATCAACGAATTCAGCACATCAGTCGCCGCAGCCATCAAGGCAAAGCTGCCAGACCTCAAAGCCTGCACCACGCATCCAGGCCGCTTTAATCTTGATGAAGTTAAGCGACTGGCAACGCGAGTTCCTGCTGTCTATGTCGCCAGCATGGGTGTGGTTGGTGTTGAAGAAGTCGATGACGAATCCCGCGATGTCACCCTGCAGATGGTCGCCTACGTGTTGACAAAAGATGTGCCGAACTTACCAAAGGAGGTCAGCTCAAGCAATATCGTCAGCGTATTGGTGGCCTGGTTGCCATCACGTCGATTCGACAAAACGCACGGTGCGCAAAAGGTTACCGCTCAGAATTTCTACAGCGGCACCATCGACAAAACTGGCGTGGCTATTTGGGCTGTCACCTGGCGGCAGACCATCCGCATGAGCGAAGAGGACCTGGCCGAAGACGGCATCATTCCCACCGACGTCTATGTCGGCGTTACCCCGGATGTCGGTCCGCCACACATTGACGATTACGTGGAGGTCACCGCCGATGAATGATGATCTGGCCTTCCGTGTTGCCGAGATCGAGCGCCGCCTGGCCAACGTGCTGCGCGTCGGCACGATCAAGCAACTCGACGATGCCGCCGCTCGCGTCACCGTCACCATTGGTAACATCACCACCACCTGGCTGCCCTGGCTGACCAGGCGTGCCGGAGAAGATCGCAGCTGGTGGGCACCGGAACCAGGTGAACAAGTGATGGTGCTCAGCCCCGGTGGAGATCTGGCCCAAGGCGTCGTGCTGCCGTCCATTTACCAGAGTAGCTATCCGGCCCCGGCAACCACCAGGGACAAGTGCCGCATCGAATTTAAGGATGGTGGTTTTGCTGAGTACGATCGCAACAGCGGCAAGCTGATCGTCTCTGCTGAAGGATTGGTTCAGATCATCGGAAAAGGCACCGTTGAGGTTATCGGCAAAGACGGTGGAACGGTAAAAGGCTCGGTCCAGGGCGACTGCCTGTGTACCTACACCGGCAAGCCGCATCCGCACATCTCACCAACCGTAAAGGAGTCGTTCTGATGGCCCTGAATGCATCGAGCATGCGTGACAAAATTAAGGCCCACATGGCACAGGTTGCCGCCTATCAGGGCAGTGACAATGCAGACGCCCTGGAATACCGCGATGCAGCGTTGGAAGCCATGTGCGCAGGAATCATTGAAGAGATCGTCGAAAACGCCGAGGTTGAAACCACCAGCGGCGCACCCGATAGCGAACATGAAGGAAAGGTTTACTGATGGCAAAACGGACGAAAACAGCGCCTGACAAATACATTGTGGCCAAACCCTTTGACCTGAACAACATCCCTCAGGCTGAAGGAACTCAGCTCACACTGTCATCGCGCCAGGCTAAATATTTGCTGCTTGAAGGAAAAATCAAGCGTGATTTGAAAACAACCAAGAAAACGGAGGTAACCAATGGCTGAGACCTTTTTGCATGGGGTTGAGGTGCTTGAAATCG